TGGTTTCAAAGCATCTCTGTCAATGATATTAGCAATACGACCTAGTGCACTACCGCTATCAGCTTTGCTCAAGACCTCTTGACATGCAAGTATCCATGATACAAAGTCTTCTTGCTGCAAGCTATCCTGTACCATTTCTGTAGCCTCTTCTGCAGCTGCTTTGATAACAGACAAAATGTACTCTTTAGTGTGCTCATTCCATATCACCTTCTCGCGTGACGGAGTCACATCGACACCCTCTTGCAATACAATCTCGTTACCATCATCGTCAGTCATAACTTGACGAGCTGGACACTTGAATGCAATAGGGCCCCACATCTGCTCCATCTCCAACTCACGGAAATCAATAAAGCCATAGTTAACACCTGTGCTACCACCTTTGTCCTTTGTAAGTACAATGTGAGGTTTAGCAAACAGGTATGTGTCTGAGATAATTAGGTTGTCAGAGTTGTAAAGAATCTCTGGCTGAAAAGGCATAGTGTCTTCATACCCAGACTCGTTAATACGCTTAAATCTAACGTTGTCAAAGTACATCAACTGCTCTTCTACAGCATTACGATAGTCTCTACGGTGGTGACGTTTTACACCAAAAGATATAGTAGTACGGTTTCTAGTGTCAGCCTCTTCATAAAACACTTTCGTTCCATCGCTTAGTGTAATGTGAGGATTAGGCTGTCCTAATTTAGGATTAAAAGACGGTACAATAAAGTCTGTCTTGTAATTGTAGCAGTTCATCTTAAACCTTCTACCGTTGTGTACAGTGTCAATAGTGTAAAAGTCTACACCAGTAGACAATGCAACCTTGGCACCTAGACCGAATGCACCGAAGTTCTCTGATGTGTTACGCTTGGTAGAATAGCCGAGCTCCAACACACCCTCTAGACGACGTGCACCAATACCGACACCATAGTCTGTAATACTAACAGTGTCACAATACCCAGTACCTTCGCCTTCTTGATACACAATGTCAATGTGCTTCAAATGTCTAGACAAATACTCTAGGTCATAGTAACTCTCATCAAAGTTACTGTCTTCATACTGCGCACCATTGCGAGTAATGTAATAGTCTTCTGGATTTGCTCTGCCTTCTAGTATCTCTATAGCAATCTCTTTCTCACGTTGTGAGTCACATGCATTGGTTGCAAGCTCACGGATCGTAGATGGTATTGGTGTAGAATACTGAGTCGACTGCAAAATGTCGAACACCATTCGTTCTGCGCCCTTGTTAATCTTCTTAGCAAGGCCTTCAGATCCCTTGATCTGTTTGTCAATTGTTTTAATACTCATTTTAATACAAGTTTTTTTATGTTAGCTAAACATTCTAATGATTCATTTTCCATATATCGCTCATCTATAGGTTTTACACGATTTGCACCGTTGCTATTAACGTGGTCAATCCTCCAGATTTTACTTGAATCTTTGTAGTCCTCTGGATTATGATCACCCCACCAATTTACAGCGACGTAATGGAAACTGCTGTGGTGAGAACCTGTCCACTTTACAAACACACCATGTACTTCGGTATGGCTGTAAAGGACACGGATATAATCACCCTTCTTTAGATTGTTTTGCCACTTTTGAATTTTCGACGATCTCATCTAAAGTGTCTTTTAAAATGTTATACTGTGTTGCACGATACTCACGCATAAAATTATTGCGTGCGTTCTTAACTAGGATAAAGAACTCGATGCCGTATACAGGCTCGAATACTCTATCGTAGTACTCAAAATCTTCGATATAGCCAAAGGTGTCATGCTTTGTCTTATCGTAAAGCGCAGTAATCTGACGCTTTGTGTCATCGGGACTTTTAGACGTGTCAATCCCTAGCCCCTCAAGCTCTATGAGGAGATCTTTAGAATAATCCATAAAATTTAGTTTAGAATTTCTCTTGAATAAGTTCTATTGTTTGTAGAACTTGCTTTTGATTCTTAGGCAGGAAAAGAACAGGAGGTTCTTCTAGCTGCATAAGATGGTTCTTAAACATCTTCCACTTCATTGGGAAAACGTCATTAGCATACCCTTTTACTTCTATAATCCATCTTCCATGAGGATCAACAAAGTCAGGTGTGTAAGTTATGTCACGAATCTTAGTTGTAGTTGTGACATAGCCGTGTGTTTTGTGAGGCTCGTACATCTCAGAAGAATAGTAAAACCCAGACTGCAGTACATACTTATGCTTTTCGTAGTCAGACACAATGCCTGCCTCTTCTAGTTTTCTGTAAGTAAATACTTCTAGTTTAGAACGGAACTTGATCCCCTTGTAGGTCTTCGCTGTTGCGTTCTGTACTTTCTTGTTCTGTGGCTTTTTCTTTCTTCTTTTCAATCTCACGTATCAATACTTCTAACACTAGAGCATTAATTACGGAAGTAGATTGGTACTTAGCAATGTAATCTGACAAGTCCTTGACACCGTATCGCTCTGGTAGTACAATATTAACAAAATTTGGGAACTCCCTAATAATTTTGTTTGCCATTGTCTGACCAGGGTTATTTACATTGTCAAAGTCGTTGTCATAAAACAGTGCTATTACTGAAAATCGCTCTTGCAGTTCGTGTACAAGGGCTTTGTCTGGCATTTGCATTTCTGATTGGAGTGCGATTGCTGGGATTCCGAGTTCGTACAATGACATGACGTCCTTGAGACTGGAAGTGACCACGCATATATCGTGCTTATCAGGTAGTTGTAAATAGCCTTGCACATGCCGGCGAGTAGTGTTACTAATCCATTTAATATCTTCATAAGGTGAGTAGATTTTGTATTTTTTACCTATCCTGTATGCATAACTAAGATTGCAACTAAATCGCTTTTCGTTAATCCAGTAATGACTGATTGGACAGACGTCAAATTTAATCAAAGTCTTTTTACTGATAAAGAATTTAGACCAGAAGTCTGCATCTTTTTGCATCCACTTACGACGCTTCTTACGAATGATAACAACACGCTTTTGTTCTACCTTTCTATCAGTCTTAATACCAGGAGCGCCCATAGAGAATCCTATAGTGTCCTTGAAAGCCGATAGATTTAGACCAAAGTCATTGTCAATTATACGTAATGCATCGTAGAAACCACAGTTGTATTTCTTCATCACATAGGAGAAACAGTCAAACGTGTGTTCAGGATAACCAAAGTCTTTGTACAATAATCTATTCTGCCATATAACAATAGAAACAGAAGGTGACTTGTCCTCACGCAACTCGCTGCAAAACTTAACACCTAGCTTTCTGAAACTTGGACAATAGTAAGAAAAGATGTCTATCTCCCTAACCCTAGACAATATCATGTCCTTAGATAGGTGGTCCTCACTCTGTCTACTTTTAATCATAAGCTAACAAATATAAACAAAGAAGGGGAACCTCTCAGCTCCCCTTTTTGTCTAGTTAAGTACATAGTTAAACCCAGTCGTCACTCTCTGCAGGACTGTCGTCTTCTGCATCAGGAGTAACAAGGGCAAGCTGAGGACTAAATGGACCCCATGCAAGAGTTGTATCAAACTCTGCGTTGAATGCACCGTAATCATCGTTTAGATTCTTAACAAATACATCATCACGCTGTGGCTTGATACGGCCAAACACTTTTGTGTAGACACTCTGATACTTGCCATCTTTGACACCGATCAACAAACGAACCTGGTTAGAGGCTAGCACTTTTACAAGAGCTTTGACCTCTGCTACATCACCACGTACAATCTTGTCGATAGACTCAAAGTATACATCGTCACCGTTAGCAACATTAGCCCACGCTTTGACAAAGTTTACCAAAGTCTCCTCGCCTGTAAATGCATGACGAGTACCGTCTGTCTTCCACCAGTCATAGGTAGGTGCATCGTTAGACCACGTAGACTGACCAGCATTGTTTAGATACTGATGCTTGCCACTCTGTGATACACGAGGCTTGTTGTTCATCAAGACCTCAAAACGAGTAGTCAAGTCCTCATTCTTAATCCAGAATGTTAGCTTGAAGTATTCTTCTCCGCTAAATTCTACATAGTAATTAGGTTCGCTTTTTAGCATGATACCTAGATCATGCAATTCATTCAATGTAGGGTTTACCGCAATTACATTGAAATTACTAAGGCCTGAGTATAGTTTTATACCACCGCCTACAACCTCATCGGTTGATTGATTACTTTTAATAGCCATAACTATTTCTGTTTTTAAAATTATTCAAAAGAGTGTTTCCAGTCTTCATTAGTATTACCTAACGGAGTGCCATGATCTACAGCTTGATCGTAAGAGCTAGTCTCATCCGCAATAGGAATACTAGTCTGTGCAGGATCAACAAGAGGCTTATCCAACGCAGTGTCATCAACAAAGTTAAACGAGAGCTTTCTCACTTTCTTCGCTTTCTTGCCTTTCAGTGATGGGTGCTCAAACATTTGCTTTACTTCCCACGCTTGTAGGTTGTACTTCTCTTTGATACCGTTACGGTCAATGCCGTTGTCCAAGTCCTCTAGTATCATAGATACTGTGATGGTCTGTGGAGTTTCATTTTGCGTAGCCTCGCCAGGGTTCTGTGTTCTTGCTTCAATCATTTTTTTTCGTTTTAAAGCAGTTAATCAATAAATATATTTGACCATTGTAAAGGCATGGTCTGACCTTTTAAGTGATCGCATCTGCTACCTGCAGTTACATCTTCTAGAGAGTTGAACGAGACCATAGTCTGGTCATCTTCTCTGTAGATATAGCCAACAGCATCTGCATTTGCGCATGTAATCTGTTTGATCTTGCCTGTCAAGTCCAAGTCTTTGACTGCAACCTCTTTGCCTTTCTTCTCAAGCATCTTGTCTTTTAGGTGACCGACAAGGATGACGTGATCTGCTAGCAAGTTTAGTCTATCAATCCACTTCTTGTATGCCATACGCAAGTACAAATAGCCTGCGCCGTTAGGCAATGAAAGTACAGACATACCAGGATTCTTGGTCTCAAAGTTCTTACCCATAGGTGTAGCCATGTACAACTTCTTTGCATCTTCTTCACACCACTCTTCTAGCTTTGAGATAGTGTCGATAGCAACATACTTGTACGGCTTGCCCTCTTTGATAATAGCTTTGCCAACCTCACCAAGCTCTTTCAAACTGTTAACCTTGACTTTTAGTGCATCGACCATGTCAGAGCCTGCCTCTAGATCGATAATCAAGCAGTCTTTGAGCTGCGATAGTACTGTTGTCTTGCCGATCTTTGGTGGACCGTAGATAATCATGTTCTTTGGCGATTTACGGCTCGCCTTAACCACTGTTTTTGGTAGTTCCATAGTTAAAAAATGTAACGGATTTTATTCCAAGGGATTATTTTATCGTGTAACTCTATAAACTCGGCTATAAACTGACGTTTTAGCTCGTGATTATATCTAATATTCTTACCTCCATACTCAGAGTTCTTATCCTCTTGTATGTCTGGCGTCCACAATGTGACTTCTGCATCAGGATGTTTGCCAAGGTTTACAATATGCTTCTTGAAATTGTGTGTCAAGAATATAACCTCTGCAAATACCTGCTCCTTCCATCTAACATTGTCATCAATAAGACTAAATAGTTCTGCATAGTCATCTAGCCAACCGTCATATACAATGACAGGACTAAAGTTTATGTGAACATCATAGCCCGCATCTACAAATCTGTTGATAGCTTGTATTCTATCTATGATTGTAGATGTGTTCTTCTCGTGTACATCAGCCATTTTCTGTGGCATCAAACTGTACCTGATACGAACCTTGAACTGCGGATCGTAGTTCAGGAATGTATCGTTTACATACTTAGTAGCAAAACTTGCCATAGCAATAGGATGGTCTCTGAAAAACTCAAAGATCTTTTCCCACTCGTGGTATTTTGCATGCAATGCAAAGTCCTCGTTGCAACTAATGTCATAAGTAGTAAATCTAGGATGTGTCTGATTTGGCTTGTCTACAGGAGTAAAGAAGGCGTGATTGTTAATCTCTGTAAGAATGTCGTTAGTGTTGGTAGCAACTGATAAACCATCAGGTCTATGTCGTTTCATGTAACAATAACTGCAGTCAAACAGACAACCATAGCCAAAGCTAGGACTAATAAAGTCAGTAGACCTACCAGAGGGTCTGACAATAAAAGTCTTTCGCAAGACTTTGTCTATCACGTACGTTCTTGAATTGTAAATGTGCTCATGTCTGCCTCGTAGCCAATCATGCCTAGCAAACCATCACGGTTCTTCTCGACATGCACAGCTAGCAAACCTCTAGGATCCTCGTTGCAATATGGTTCTGTAATACCGTACAGGTCGTAAGGCCTGTTAAGTATCATAACCACATGCGCATCCTGACCAATACTGTCACCACCGAACAAGTCAGTTAGTAACGGTTGATATTGATTTTTAGCACGGTGCTCTTGCTCGATGTTACGATTCAGCTGCGACAACAATATGTTGATTGTGCCTAGCTTCGACTGTAGCCACATACAGCCTTTGGAAATCGTGTTCAAGCGTTTCAGTTCTGTGTCCTCATTACCTCTAACAAGACGAGAGTGGTCAAACAAGTTGATCACAGTGTCGTTAGGGTGCTTGTTAAACACTTCCTCATTAGTATTCATAATAAACTCCATAGTACGAGGCACATTGTTGAAGTATATAGGATAGTTCCCATACTTCTGTACCTTCTTTGCATACGTCTTGAAGTCTACATCAGAGAGTGGTGTGTCTACAGATAGTAGTTGACCAATCTCTTTTCTTACATCTTTCGATGCGCTACGCATTACCTGCTGGTAACCTGGCATCTCGAAAGTCCAATACAATACTCTAATGTTCTTGTCAGGGTTAGTGTCAAGTACGTCAAATATTAGTTGGTTGCTAAACGCAGACTTACCCACACCGGGGCGGCCTGCAACTACATAAAGCTTGCCTTTTTGCAATCCACCTAGTAGGTTTCTGTTAAGACGTTTCCACGACGTAGGTAATACGTCACGCTGACCGAGCTTAGCTTGTTTAACAATTACGATAGATTGTTTAACAGCTTTGTCGATACGCTGGAAACCTCTGTCTGCAAATACGTCAGAGCTTTCTTGTAATTCTGGTTTCTGATTCTGTTCCATGTGTGCTGTCTATGTTGGTATACTTTTCCCAAGTATGGTTGTTAATCCATACCTCTAGGTTTTGCAAATATTCTAGACGTCCTCTCTCCACCTTAAGTTGCATATCAAGCAGTTTCATAATCTTATCGTGTATAAAACGCTTGTTGCCTACAACTTTACGGTATCTGTCTTTTGCACGTTTGTTTGCTTTTGCGTTAGGATCTGCAGCATGCAATACACGCACACCGCTTTTACTCTGTACCTTCATAGGGTACTTACCTAACAACTCTACAAACATCTGATCAAAGTCTGATGAGAACAAGTCTATAAATTTTTGTCTAACAATATGCTCTTGCATACTTTCTCCGAGCTTAACAAAACCTTTGTCTTGCAAATCGTCCCAGTTAGGTGACAGATTTAGCCTACTCATGATCTTGTAGCCCTTTCTGTACAACGCATACAATGCAAGATAATCGTCTGCACTGATGTCGTTATCCAGTAGTAAATTGATGTCAATTTCTATTTGCATAAGCTATACAATTTACGAAAAACATACCTGATTACCAAGCATTTAGCTTGGCAACCACGTAATATTCTTCAAGTCTTTAACACTACTTTTAAGCCACTTTTCTTCTTGGCTGTCCTTAACATACAGTATGTATATCTTACCGCGTTTGTCTTCTTGAAAACGAATCAAACGACCTAGTCGCTGAATCATAGGAAGAGCTTTGCTAGTAAGACCACACACCACACCAATTGATGCATCAGGTACATCTAAGCCCTGATTCAATGCCTTTGTAGAACATAGCACAGGTTTAACACCTGCTCTAAAGTCTTTAAGAGCATTCTCACGGTGCTTTTTAGTCTTACCGCTGTGATAAGCTACACTAAAAGGTTGCGTAGCGTCACAGAGCTCGTCTGTAAAAGCATTGGCACCGCCAAAGACTAGCATTTTACTGTCTAAGTTCTGTATCACAAGCTTTTGCAGCTGTGCTACTTTGTTAGATGCAAAGTCTACTACTTTCTTACGCTCTCTAATACATGCGTAGAATCTAGCAGCTGCTTGTTTGTCTTGTGGTGTAGCATTCTTGTTAGCCATGATAGCTTTGGCTGCATCAAATGCACCAAACTGACCTAGCTTGTACTTCCAATACACAAACTTGTTATTGATTGCTTTGTACTCTTTCTGCTCATCATCTGTAAGCTTAATAGGTACACAAACAATATCATACGGCGATACTAGGCCCATGGCTACACACTGATCTAGAGATATTTTGTACACTGTAGGTGCAATGTTAAACAAATGCAACTTGTACTCGTTCTCTTCTGGCAATGTAGCAGTCATGCACAGCATTCTATCGTATGTATTGTTCTCAAAGAACTTACGATACTCAGGCGACAAGCCAAGGTGTACCTCATCACACACAACAATATTGTAGTGATTGTCTTTTAGCTTGTACGCTGATTGATAGCACACAAAGTCAATCATATCGACTACGTCATCGTAGCCCCATTTAGAAAACTCTTCTTCGAATTGATCTCTAAGCTGAACAGTAGGCACAAGTACAATACCTCTGCCTTCACCGTCTTCGCTGTGGTAGTCTCGCAGAGTTTTACCTGCTGCAAGCACACCACATCTAGACTTACCAAAGCCTGTACCAGCAATAATGCTGCCTACAAACCCTGCCTTAGCCCACATGTTAAGGGCGTGTCTCTGTTCAGTGTCTTTTATCTTGTTTACTTGGGACATTGTCATTTGCATTTCCACATGTTTACAGTGCGGTTTGTTGCAGCATCATAGTGACTACCTGCAGGTATAACTAAGCCTTTGTTTCTAAGCTCAGATATTCTGCCTGTAATCCTGTTGATGTCCCAGTCAAGATGTTTAGCAAGCTGTCTGTTTGTAGCCTTGCCGAGCTCTTCCTTGAGCGCATGCAATACTTGAGACTGTCTCTTGCTAATTACTCCCTCGTCAATAAGCTGTTGATACGAGGCAATAGATTTTTCGTTTACCATAATGTTAGGTTTTAAGTTAAATATACATGTCTCTGTCTTCATCATACTCGATGTCTGACAAATGGTTTAGTTTACGTTGCATCCAACGTGAATACATTTTAGCCGCCCAAGCATTACGTTGTTGCCGGTTCGGATAAATCTTTCTCAGTCTTGCTTTTGCAATTCTAAGGAACTGCGACATTTGGTTTTTCATAATAGGTTCTTTAATCTTAAACATTCTTTATCTAATTCTTCTGCTCTTGTTTGATGTATTTTCAACTGCTTACCTACAATACGTAATTCTTGTTTCAGAGCATCAATCTTTTGACTGTGCATAAAGTCAAGCTGTTCCATCTTCTTTTTATACCTGTCTACAACTGAACTTTCATAT